TTCAATAGTATGTCTGCCAGCGGTTTTGCTAGTAGTGCTGATGATGTAGCGATGACAGCAATACCACCTACCTGCATTACCTGTCCACCACTAGGTAGACCAGCAACAATTTGTGTAGGTAGAGAAACTGGTTCTGTTATCTGAACACATGTCTTATCAATGAGTTTATAACCAACAACTTCCTTTCTAAATCCTTCTACTAATGTTCCTACAGGTTCTTGTGCTACCTGAACCTTGGTAGGACATTCTATTTTGGCAGTAGGTGGTGGAGGTGGAGGTGGTGTATCTGTTTTTGCTTCTGGAGGTTTTGGTTCATCTGGTTTTTGGGAGTTCACCTGAGGTGGACCCGACATAATCATCTGGTTTGGTTCAAAAGAAATAGGATTAAAACTGGGAACACCAGAATCGCAAATTGTAACCACACCATTAGGATCATCCGTTCGTAATTGATTATTTTTAGCAGTATTAGTTTCAGTCGCCTCAACACATCCTGGAATGTTAACCACAGGCACACCAATGTTTACTACTACTGGAGCTGCTAGTGGTACGGATGTTGAAGGATTATTAAAGTCATAGGTAGATATAGTATTAATATTAATACCTTTAATACTAATGTCCCTACCTGTAATAATAGGTATCTCAGGCATTAGTCCTCAAATAAATTAAAAATTCCTGTCCAAATAGAATGAAAAAATACATACAGGAAAAATGTTTCAGTCGCCTCTTTCTTTTGGCGTTTCTTATATGTCGATTGTGCCATGATAAGTATAATAGCTGTACCTATTTAACAGGTCTCAGCAAATTCTCAGAAAGGTAAGGCAGGACCAGTTATAGCAGGAGTTCCACCACCAACGCTAGGAGCAGCAGGAATAGCACCACCAGTCATACCAGGAAGTTCTGGCATAAGTCCATCTAGCATACCAGGAAGAGCACTAGTTACTGCTTCTGTTGCTGCTTTAGTTGCTGCTTCTTTAGCACTCTCTAGGAGAGCATCTTTCTGCATGTAAACATAGACACCCCCACCAATGAGACTTGCACAAGTCAATCCTGATAGTAGTGCGATTCCGTTAATCAATTTTTGCATCTTTTTTCTCCAATGTAGGTGCTTGTTTAACTTCGTCATCCTTCTTTTTCTTAGAAGGCATGACTCCAAAAGTAGCTAACGTCCCAGTAAAGACGCTGGCAATAAAAGTAGGGTCGATATTTTTCTGAGGAACACCAGGAACAGTTACATAGTTAAGAGTCAGAATTGCTGCTGACCATCCAAGAATAACAACGCGGACGAGAGTTGATACACCCTCGTCCGCCCACTCAAATTTATTTTCCTTTTTGGTTTCCTCTTTCTTCTTAGGAGTTGATTCCATGAATTAAGAGTAAGGCAGCTCTATTTATTTTATAGGTTACTCTTTAATGTATCCATAATCTATCAGATACTTACGGGTCAGTGGTGTTGGGTCATAAACTTCCCACATATTACCACCAGCACATGCTGCAAGAGCATTCATAGTCATGTTTTCAGTCTTACCTGCCCATGTTGCTTCCTTTTCCCAGGGCCATGCTGACTCAGGATAGGTACGCTCCACCATTTCACTCCATAACATTGGCACTTGATCTGTGGGTTTAATGATAGCAATCATACTATTATCAATCGTACCTGCCATGCAATCCTGAGCAGCGTGCCATCCTTCATGACGCATGACACTCATCAATACACCAGGACGACTCATAAATCTTTTGTTCAAGAAGAAGTTATTACTCACAGTATGATAGACACCACGATGTCCTACTGGAAAATACTTTTCATCAGCAAGGAATACATTCACACCAATTAGATCAAGTGAGTGCAACATATTATGAAACTCACCTGTCACTCCAGTAAACTTTTCTGGATTGGGATATTGTGATGATACATCCAACATAGAATAGATTTTCTCTACACCTTCAGTACATTCACCGAGTAACATACATCCCATTGAATGGTTAGAGTAATACTCGTCATCTTTAAGAGGGTTTGCCAGACTCGGGCTCGTCCCTAATAGGCAAGTACCAATTAGGATTGAGTTCAAGACACTTTTCAAGTTGATAAATTTGTTCACGTTTTGTCTCCTTCAAATAATTTTGAAAATAAAATTCAATGTTGTTTGTATTTTGATTGCCTTGACTTACCCAGTCATGACAAAATTCATAAACTGATCGACAATGTTCTTCTAGGTGATGACTAAGAGCACGAAAGACTGCTGCTCTCATTTGCATCCTATCATCAGCATATCTCCAATCTTTTGGGAATTCTGACATAATAAAGAATCATACCTTGTTAGTATATATCACCATCGTGCGGAATCAAGTAATCCTTCTCTTGTTTTAAGATTTCTAATTCAGATTCTAATTTAGCATACTTCACCAACATTTTAAAATAGTCTGATTCCAGGCTATCAATTCGATGTTTGAGCAATTTGACTTGATCCAGAATTTCTTTCTTTTTCATTAGTAGTCCATGGGTCCGCCATAACGGATACAGGTCTTTTTGTTTTCTGCTGATGATCTACACCACTGTCTCACATAAGCATCTGCATCCATATTCATTGTGTAGTGAGCATGGTTATGTAATGCTCCTATTGTAATCAGTATTCCAATAGTAATCAGATTATAATGGACTGCTGGATGAGTGACGATCTTTAGAAAATAATCTTTCATAAAAAAAAGGGATGCCGTCGCACCCCAGTATAACATCTAGATGTCTATGTGTCTATATGAACGATCAGAAGCTGTACTTGACGCCCAACTTACCACCGTATCCACGATCGATATCGCTGTCACCACTGCCAACGAAGGAGACTTCACCGTATGCACCAAGACTATCGGTTAGTGCAAGACCCAGACCTGCCTTACCAGAAGGAACGGTGTCGCTTTCGCCACCGTCAGGAGAGACTACAGTAGCGCCACCCTGGACGTAGTATGAGGCAGACTCACCGAGTGCGCCTTCATAGCCCAGGTGAAGATCCGTGGCGGTTCCATTGTAGTCAGAACCAGTCCAGCCAGCATTGGTTTCTACATTGACGTAGGGGCCTGCGAAAGCAGCACCAGCAGAAACGGAAAGAGCAGCAGTTGCTGCGAATACAGATTTAAACATTGTTGTACCTTTAAGTATGTCTCGTAGAGTTTAACCTACGGATGAAAGAGAACTCGACTTGTTCTCGTTGAAGTAAGTATATCACAGACTGATGAGCGATTAGTTGAGACTCACCAGTCTGTTGTAAAACGTAACATTGGTTACGTCCATTTATTTAGTATAACATAAAACGTCTTTTGTGTAAAGAGGTTCGGTTTACCAAATACCTGGAATGATTTGGCCTGTCATGGCGTATGCTCCAAGAGCAGCGATCACTCCGATCATTGCTGCCATACCGTTGATGCGTTCTGCGTTTTCGTTCATTTGTTTTGCTCCTGTGTTTTGTTGTAAACAATTACTCTGCCATTTTCATGTGTGAATACTAGTTCATCATCATGTGCCCAACAGAGCTCTTCGTATAGGGCATTCAGTTTCTCCATGTCTTCATAGAGTTGATTAGGATTAGTCATGTGGAATACTGAAGTGTTTTTGAATTACCTCAATACGCTCTTCTTCATGTGCAATAATATCTAATTGTTCTTGAATAGCACCAAGCACATCAGGGTGCTCACCAATACCTACAGGATTCTCTAGATAAACTTCTATGTTAGCTTTTGCTTTGGCAATATTGCCGTCAGCATCAGCACGAAGTGCATCTAGAATTTTAAAACGTAGAGTAACAGACATTAATAAAGTTCCTCTTCTTTTTCGGTTGCAATTACACAATCAGATGTGGGGTAAGATACACACGTAAGTAGGAAACCTGCTTCAAGTTGATCATCATCCAAGAAAGATTGATCGCTTTGATCAACGGTTCCACTAATAATTTTACCAGCACATGTAGAACAGGCACCAGCACGACATGAGTAAGGCATATCGACCCCTGCTTCTTCAGCAGCGTCAAGGATGTATTGATCATCTTCACACTGGATAGTATGATCACCTTCAGTAGTCTTCAGTGTAATAGTGTATGTCATCTATTCTGCGTAGATTTGATTGTAAGTATATAGAAAGTTTGATACTGTGTCAAGTCTCAAGTGTCAAGTTCAAGATAAAATTTGGTTTGATCTGTTGGCAACTTTGGTGACGGATCGTAGATAGAGCTATCACCATAGGTTTTGTGGTCTTTGTATCCAACCATACGTCCTTTCGTATTTTGGAGTGCTGCCATCATAGCAATGATCAAGAACACTGCAGGTGGTCCTATGATAAGGGCACCACCAATTACATAATAAGTAAGGAGCTCAGCAATAGAGGTTTCCATCAATAGGTTTCGGATAGGTTTTCAATAGTATAACCGAGAAGGCAGAAAAAAGCAACTGCCGTGACGGTGAAAATAACTTCAGTCATCAGAATCCGAAGACACCAAAGAAAAATACGCTACCACTGAAAGCATAAGAGACAACAGCAGAAACAAATCCAACCATAGCAGTGCGTCCATTTAGTTTCTCAGCTCGCTCGGCATATGTCTCATGACCATAACGCTCTGCGTCTGTCTCAGAGATATACATTCTGGGCTCAGTGGCGTACATGTTTGTACGTCCACCATCTTCAGTTGTTACAGTCATGTTACACTCCGTAATGTTTCTTTACACATTATATAGGAAACATAAAGTTTTGTCAAGCGTTCTGTTCTGGTGGCAAAGTGCCATAAAACGGATCATAGTCGAAGTATGGCATCCAGTCCTCAATCAATGGTGCAGAAGTCCTCCAAAATTCCCACAATCCAGTGTAACTACCTTTATGAAATACATCAATGTGTATATCATGAATATCTGATCCTAGATCAATCTTATAAAGCAATAAAGGAATTGCAAAAGTGTTTCCTGAATTATAAATCAAGTCATCTGCAACTGCTCTGGGCTTAACACGTTGATCTAATTTAAACTTATCTCCTCTACAATGTAGATTTACTAATTTCTGTGCATGATGACGAGTAATTAGGTAACAAGCAGTAGAAAAATCATTCACAAATCTTCTGTGAAGTCTTACACTAACTTGCTGTGGATTAATAATTGCTAACTGAACAACATCAAAATCATATGGAAGTTGGGATTCAAATTGCTTCCAAGTAAATCCCCAATGTTTAACACACTCAAGATCACAATCATCTTCCATCATGATAAGATATTTGTCATCACTATTTTCTAACCAGTGCTTAAGTGCTTTCAGGTGTGAGGTAGTACATCCAATTTCACCTGATATCATATTCTCTGGATAACGACCAGTTAAAATACCACTAAGATCATCTTCACGACCATCGCAGGCTGAGATCCTTGTATAATTTGTGATGTCCCAATATTCAAACTGATCCTCCATATACTTGCGACGGTCTTCCTTATCATCAAGATTGATATAGTAGACTTGAGGAATTCCTTTCAGTTTGAAAGTTGATTTATTTTTGTCCATATCATTCAGAATCAATAATTGTCCAACCAGTTGGGAATAAATCTTCTAGAGATTTATTATCATTCTGTGGGCCAAACCATTTCTTTGGTGCAATCACATCACTAGATCCAGACAACCATGCACCCCACCAAGAGAAAGATGAGTTTGCAATAATATGAGACGTACACATTGACATTAGACATAGATCATATCGATTATCTCCAACTTCAGATACACAGAAACGATCATCCTCAAATATTTTTTGTTCAGAACACCACTTAGGATCATCAGAAAATACAAGGACAGTTCTTCCTTCAAAGTTCTCTAAAGCTTTCTCATAATAATCAAGTCCAAGATTATAATGATTTGCACTGTTCTGAAGATAATCAGTTCTTCTTACATGTAGTGATACTGGATTGTCCCATTCAAATGCTTCTTCGCATGTGGATAAAATTTCATCTTTAAATGCAAAATCTTCTTTGATACTGTCTGCAATATCTTTAAAGTATTTTTCAGTTTGAAAGAATCCCCAAATAGAAACATCATTAGGACATTGATCATGCAATCTTTGATCGTATTCAAACTTAACTTCTTTTACGATTGGAGCATGTCCCATATCCAACAATCGGATATTTTCTTTTTTTAAATGAGGAAGTTCAAATGTTTCAAACAGTTGATGTGAATCCCACTCATTATCAAAGTCTGATGGTGGGATACCAAAATCATATCCACGACGAGCCGCAATGCCTCTCAGAGAAGCATATTGGAACATTTGATTACCCAGTCTACCCAACAGACCAAGATGATTATACGCTAGCATTTGTATTCCTCGCTTTCAAATAAGGGACATTTTTATAATACTCTGCTAATTGATCTTGAGGAGTATTTCTCAAAGTTTGCCAGAGATTATGATTCTCCATGAACTTCGGATTATGATAATGAGAATTATGGGATCTTCCATGCTCAAAATGCCAGATAGGAGATTCAATTCTTCCCACTCTATATCCTAAAGCATTGAACCTATAGTAAAACTCACAGTCTTCAGCACCCCATGAAATAAATTCTTCATTCCAGAGACCACCTTCAATAACTTTCTCCTTATTATAGAACTGAGTCCAACCAATAGTAGAAGACTCTGTACGACAATTTGGTTCTAGTGAGTTAAGATCATGGCCAGAATCAATAAACCTCTTAAAGACATCCATAGGATAGTCTACTTGATACTGCCAAACTCCACAACCGTATGGATAAACAACATCCATACTATCATTCATGAGTGCTTCATATGCATACATGTGTGCTTTCACTGGATATACAACATCAACATCATGACTACAGATAACCTTTGTATCTGCCATGAAAATTAAGTCATTTAAAATCCTAGTCTTATGAAATAGATTATCAGAGTTCTCTTCAAATACATGAGAAAGATTCTCAATAGGAGCAATCTTTCTAATCTCTGGTAAAGCTCTAAACTTAAAGGTTGACTTAGTATCTACTTCTTTTACAATGACTTTTGCATCTGTAAAAGTTTTTAGTAGATAAGATACCGAAGTAATAATATTTTTTAGCCTGTCTTCAGATTCAATTCGACATGGCATGATGTAAGTTAAATCCATTAAACCTCCTTTTCAATCCAAGATTCGGGTAAAAGATCACTCATATCGTAATCATTATACCTAGTTCCAAACCAGGGTTTTGGTGCAACAATTTTACCACGGTTATTTTGTAACCATGCACCCCACCAACTCATAGAACTATTAGCGATAATAGCACCATGACATAGACTCATCATGCATAGATCATAATATGGAACAAATGATTCAATACGGCCATCATTAGTATCTGCAGTATGAGAATACTTAATATTCTCAGTTGGTAAAACAAACCTATCATCAGTAAAGTGTTCTTTACACCAATCAAGGTCATCAGAAAAAACAAAGACTGGAGTATCTTCAGGAAATTCCTTTAAAGAATTTTCATAGTATGACAAAGGACACACTGGATGATTCTCTGGTTGCTTTACATAATCACCACGACGTACATGAATAAAGATTGGTTTGTCAAACTGTTCAACAACCTCTTTACATGGATCTAAAATTTCTGGTAAGAAAGTATAGTCCTGACGTATGATTGACTCTGCATTTTTAAAATATTTTTCTGTCTGAAAATAGTCATGTAGATTTATATTGTCTGGGCATTCTCTAAAAAACTTCTCATTAAAATGAAAACATCCAGTCGCAAGATTCTGAACATTTTCAGTGAATCCAAAATTTTGAAATGTAACAGTGCTCATTTCAAAGCAATCAAAAAGACCATAGTTTGAATCACCATAGTCATCTGGTGGTGGAATCAACCAGGAATATCCATTTTGTTTTGCAATACCGCGAAGGCCTGCATACTGAAACATTTGATTTCCAAGCCGACCATTTGAACCAAGTCGGTTATAACTAATTGACATCAATCTCCTTTTTCAATACGAATACTATCTTCATCAAAATGTTCTGTCGAGAACTCAAACATTACAGTGTCTTCTAATGCTTCCATTCGATGTCTCATTCCAGTAGGAACATGAAATTTTTCACCTTCTTTCAATTCTTTGACGTGTGCCATTTCATAGTCATCAAAGTGACTCCAGTATACCTTAAGTTTACCACTTTGTACATAGAAGACTTCATCTTTTTCATTATGATAATGCCAAGAACATTTTTTACCTTTACAAAACCAAAGAATTTTGCCACAGTAAAGTGAACCATTTGTGATCCACTTCTCGTAGCCCCATCCTTTAGGAACGAATTTGATCGGGTCGTTTTGTGAAGAAATCATTGTCGTTAATACCTTTGTCGTCAATATAGAAGTCCCCTGAGGGTTTGCCTAGATGAAGTTCATGGTATTTGCACCCCCAAGACTTTAGTTGAGCCTCAGTAAAAGTGAAGAATTCTTTCTCCGCCAATTCGCGGGAGTTGTCAAATCTACCCATACCTCTAGCAGTCAAATAGACAACGTAATTGCCTTCATCATATAATTTATTTATTACCTGAATTCTATCCCACCTAGGATTTGCAAGGGTATATCTATTATCATCTTCTTTACCAGGGAAGCAAATAGTTCCATCTATATCAATAACATAACGCATTTAGAAACACCTCCTATATGCTTTATAGAACTCAATAGTTTCTTCTGGAACATATGCTTGCCAAGCATTTAAATTGGCAACCAATGTTTGAGTATATCGATATCCAACAATTTCTTTTTCCAAATTGGTCACAAGATCTTGCACATTACGATCTTGATAAACAGATGCTTTATTATATACAAGACTTTGAGGGAATCTCATTTGTGCAATATATCCACCCCAAATATCATCCATGCGTCCAACATGAGGAAGAACAGCATAATGAGGAATTACTTCACGAGCCAGAAAGGTATTCTGACTATTGAAAGGAGACATACTATATGAACCATATGGTTTTTGGACATTGAATTTTACACATGGGCTCATAGACATTCTTGCCATGGCATCAATATCAGGATCACCGTCCCATAGATCAGCCTGAATCAGAACTTTACGTTCTTCTTTGCCAACGTATCGTGTTTCTTTACGATGAGGAACCTGTTGAATAGGGAATCCACGGTGCCAAAGTTCAGGATAGTTAGTAACACACAAAGGATCAAAGACTTCCGTAGAAGACTCATACAGATCCATCTCAATAGTCTTACCAATTAAAAGGTCCTCACCCCAGTTTTCATATGGAATATTATCATCATCCACTGTTGCAATAACATCAGCACCTTGTTGGTATGCATAGACAAAACCGATGTTTCTACGTTGAATACTATTCCATCCAATAGTATCAGACAATTCTTTCCAACCATGCTCCTGCATATCAGGAGACAGATAAACACAGTCTAACTCTTTGTATAGGTGATGTGGTGTTTTTTTATCTCCAACGACAACCAGAGTCCATCCAGGCATCGCTGAGAAGTTCATGGTTGTCCTGGTGGGCTTATTGATAGTGGTTGTTACGATAAACTTTTTCATTTTAAAAACTTCTCAACAAAGTGCTTGGTTGTATAGTTATTCACAGCAGTATTATATGCGCTTTCTCTCATTTGGTCAAACTCGTCATAGTTTTCTAACACATGACTTAAGATTTTCTTAAGGTCCTCTTCGTCTTCAAAATACAGAAATTCTTTTTCTGGTTCAAAGAATTTTTCAATCGGATTCCAGGAATCCTTTTGACAAAGAATGACACATCTTGAGAATGCGGCCTCAAACATCCTTGATTTAATTTGAGGTGCCCATCCTCTATCCAATTCACTGAATGCTTTATTCTCTTTACCTCTAGGGAAGTTATGATATCTTTCAGCAGTTCCAGAATCAATATTGCAGAGACCATGAACAACAGCAACCTTAGTTGATGCATACATCATCATCTTATCTTGATAGGAACACCTAGGAACATTACCCATACTGTAGTGTCCAAATCTAAAATTGTATTTTGTGAATACATTTTTGACATAACTTTCCCAAGGCACAGCCTTCGGCATACTACCAAAGTAAGAAACATCAATTATCTTTTCTACTTTTGGAGGAATCCAATCCTCACTGAAGGGAAAGAATACAAACTCTCTATTGTCAAATAGTTCTGCAGTATAAGGACAGATTGTAAGAATCTTATCAGCAACTTCGTGAAGTTTTACCTTGTCTCCAGGAGCAACACAGAAGTTTGGTTCTTCCAAAGTCAAGACTACTTTTTCTTTATCATCATATCGACCAGAATATAGATCCTTATAGAAGTCAGCCATGAAGAGATAACAATCTCTTGCCACACCTTCGTACTTTTCAAAGTTTAGATAATAAAGAGGATCCTCCGTGAGACCATTTTCTGGTCTCAAAAAATTCAAAACTTTCATAATACTTCTGCGATGTCTTTCTTAGTTAATTTATATGTTCCAAAATGCTGTACCGAACGAGATGCCATTAGGACAGACTTTTGAACAGCAGAGTCAATATTTTCCATGGTAGCGACAACAGATAGTGTTGCTAGAAATACATCTCCAGCACCTGATACATCATACACATCTACTTTAGGTGCAGGATAAGTAGTACCAAGCCACTTTGCACCATCCATACCAAGAGTCACAATGAAAGAACAACTGTCTGAATATGCTAATGCTTGTTTCTCTTCAAACTCATTGATTTTGATATAAGCATTCTGATAACATGAAAGATCTGTCTTTTTAGAATCTACAAAAATTTTACCACTATAATGCTCACAAATATAATTTGCAGCTGACCAAGGAATCAAACCTTTATCATAATCTGAAAAGATAATGACATCATAGTCATCTAAATTTTTTAGATTTTTTAGATTCAATGGATCAACACAAGTTCCTTCATCAACACGGAGAAGTTGTTGTTTTGATCTGGCATCAACAAATCGTGTCTTGCGAAGATCCTCAGGATCATTCGTAATAAAATCCACCTCACATCCAAAAGACTCTAAGTTCTGAAGAACATTAGATGCCATACCAGGATGTAAGGTGGTCTTAGTATAATCTAAAACAGGAACTGGTGCCTCAGGACTTAACCTGCGACACTCTCCATAATGATATTCATCAACACAAGACTCTCCGATCAGTAATACTTTCAATGATTTTGCTTGTAGAGTAGTCTCTGACTCTATCGAAAAATCGAACTTCTTTTGCATAATCAGAACCTACAACTTCCTTTCCTTTATAATCAGATCCAACCATCATTATAGCAGGTTTTATCGTTTTGACAAGTTCCTGTAGTTCATCTTTAGAATTAAAAATGATTACCTCATCTATGTATCGAATGGCCTCAAGAATAAATTTTCTATCATCTTGATTGTTGATAGGTCTTGAATCACCTTTCATTTGTTTTACCTTTTCATCAGAGTCAATGGCAACAATTAATTTGGTTCCAAGACTTCTTGCATGTTCAAACATTTTAATATGGCCAGGATGTAAGATATCAAAGCATCCATTCACAAAAATTAGTTTAGGTCTCAATTTCATTTTTCTCCCATTACCATGAATGAATTATTGAGATCTATACCTGATACAAACACATTTTTATATCCACGATCAAACATATATTGTTCAATAATTTCTGGAGTGAATACATGCTTATGCTTGTAATTGTTCCAAGGTCTCCAGTACCTTTGACTGAAATCAGGAAGATATAAAAATAAAGTTCCACCGACTGTAAGTTTATTATGCCAGTAATCCATAGTAGCCACCCAGTCAGGAACATGTTCCAAGCAATGACTAGAAAAGATGTAGTCTGGAGAAACATTTTCTGGAAGATTATCAGCATCCCATGGATCATCAAAATCAAGATCAATAGGAGTGGCATTAGGTAAAGCCCACTCTGGTTTCATACATCCAATATCATAACCAAGACCTTTGCAAACATGTAGTGCAAAAGGAATAGCAAACTGAGATGCATTGCCTTCAGTCTGAAATTTAGGATACCACTTTTTCTGAAATTCAATAGTTTCAATCATTGATATCTCCAAGGTAAATTAAAAAGGTAACGAACTTGAGACCAGTCTCCCCACCTATGCCAAAGATATAGTGGTTTTTTAGACATAGTTTCAAAGAGTTGTGGTGACTCAAGAATGTAATTGATTGCCGTTTCTATCATGAATACAGCGGATGCTTTTTCAAAAACCATACACCAATCAAACAAAGAGTAACCAGGAATAATTTGATTCTCCACCACTTTATATCCACCATAACTTTGAGAGTCTGCTGGAATGTGTGGGAAGAATTCTAGCTTTGGTCTTGTACACCAAAGCCGATTGACGTAGACAAACTCATCATCATCTTTCAAACCAAGAACATTATAATACAGTTCTTTCTCCTTTTCAATATTTCTATTGAAAAGAATATAATCTCTCCAGTCTTTCCAATCAAGTCCGAGGTTATCATATTTCCCCTTCATTATTGGCTGGTAATCACCAAATCCCTGAAAGAAAAATAAATCAGGTTCCATTTTACTTGGAGCTCCATGAATATATTTGTCTTTGTGTGGGAATTGACAGGACTCAGGAATAGGTTCCGTGCTGCCATTTACTGGATTACTATCGTCTCCCCAGGATACAAATTCAAAGTCAGGAATATAATCCTTTAACCATTTGAATTCATGAATCACAGGCCAATACACTTTATATCCAAGTTCATTTTGAATATAATGTGCGCCTTTTTGTAGGAAAAGAATATCTCCAAGCCCACATGGTTGATAAATCAATCCAGTTTTCATTCTAACTCCTGAGGAACTTTTTCACGCCACAACCATCTTTCATAATCAACCCATTGCCAAGGTGCATTGAATAATTTTCCAACGCATTCCTCGGTATTTTTATAATGTCTTGGGTGGCAGATCAAAGTGTCTGCTTTAATGTTGAGAGTGTCTACAATATAATTTAGGCAAGTATCAACAATGTGAATTTGCTCTGCATTTTCTATAATCCAACACCAATCAAATACACTTGGAGCTATATCTGTATCCATCCAGATAACTTTACCATCATAATCTTCTGGGATACTCAATTCAACACCTTCATGTGGTTTACGAAAACTATACCACTTGTTTGCAAAGATGAATGGTTCTCCATCTTGAATACCTAAAGTTTCTTTTAGATTGGTTTCCCTTTCATAATTACGTTTGTAAGTGAAATAGTCTTTCCAATCATACCAACTACATCCAGTAGATGCATATTTTGATGTCATAATATCAGCAGAACCATTTGGTTTTGGTTGATTAGAACAATCATATACCATCACATTATCTTTTGGTAGATCAAGATCTACTCCACATTTAACATCTCCAGTAATTAATTGATTGACACCAGAGTTCCACATTTCTGATGTAACTGGATGATACACATCATAATTTACAGAAAGTTTTTTACAAAGTTTTTGAATAAAAAAGATGTCCCCCAAGCCACCTTGCTGAAGAACAATAACACTAGACTTCATTAAGAATTTCTCGAATTTTTTCTTCTGGAGTATCAATTGGGAATGCTAAAAGATACCCTTGATCTCCATGATGTTCAATTAGAATATGTGTGTCACCAATAATCTCTTCAACGAAATCATATCCATCAGCACCATATAGTTTTCTTTGAGGCCATGAACCAGCAACGAAAGGGCGGTCAACATAAATTCGTAAATCGTCCATGAAGATAATGTCTTTTGATAGATCACGATTATCCTTCATGACACGAAGTTCTTTCTCCATAGGAAGACGCTTGTCAATATCTTCCTCAGCGCCATAACTAGCATCTCCATAATCTGCACCAGGGAAATGTGCATCTAACCAGAATAGAGTTGGAGAATCATCAAGATCATTCAGAACATCATCAAAACGATCCTCTGTATATCCATTATACAGGTGGACATAATCCAGACTGTTATATTTTTTCTCTAATTTCTCGTAAAGACCATCATCAAGTTCTACACCATACGAATCGTCTACAACTTCAGTGAGAAGGACTTTATCCATACTAGAACCATCCCCAGTTCCACTCTCCACAAAATTCTTAATGTCAAAATCCTGAAGCATTTTCTTCAGTTTGACTGGATGATTAATTTGTCCCATAGTTAGCAGAAATAAGTAAGGTAAATAAAGTCTTCAAGGACTTCCATTTTTTTGACAATCTCTAGATTGTCTTTGATAGCATCCATTTTACTGGAATAGAGTTCATCTGAAATATAAAACTCATCACTAAGAGTAATTATACCATCAGCATTGAAGTATTTTCCAATGTCAGGAGCTCCAAGATAAACAGGAATAGTTCCTGTTGCGAAACAGTCAAGTAATTTTTCAGTGAAGTATGTTTCATATTGTCCATTCTCAATAGCAACTGAGAACATGTAGTCACAAAGACCTTCTTCTTTATGTAAGATCTCATTGAATCCACGACCATAAAGATCAACTTGATCTCTTAGTCTTTCTACCCATTCTAAACGAGTTGTATGCCCCTGACACATTCTTTTATTTGATGCGATCATCGAAATCATTTTTGATTTCTCATAGATCTTAGGTTCTTTAATCCAAAACCCTTGAGCAGGGCACCATTTAAATTTAGGATGAATTGAAAGCAAATCTTGATTGTGAGTAAAGATTGCGTCAAAAGTATCTATGTATTGTTGAGAATTCATTTTTACTGAATCAACAATCTGCGGTGTAATATATTTTGATTCCAACAACCAGGCATATTTTGGACCTGGTTTCGGATCAATCCATGCATATGGTAGAGTGCTATCAATATAAAATGTAGCCTCTCCACCATCTTTTACCCATTCAATGTATTGAGATTCTTTTCCATGAACAGAGTATCCTTTATTTCCGTTTGTCAGGTGAGTAAAAGTATCACCTACAAGATTAAACTTGTGAGGCTGCATTAATTTGCTCCTGAATCCAAGTGTATGTTTTACGAATACCTTCTTCTAGAGTCTGACTATAATCCCAACCAAGTTTCTCACTAATTAGATCATTATTAGAGTTGCGTCCACGAACACCAGTAGGTGCATCCAGTTTATACTTCTTCCTAACAACCTTACCAGAAACCTTAGCAGCAGTCTCTACAAGTTGATTGATAGTGACCATCTCCTCAGAACCAATATTAACTGGTCCCATAAAGTCACTGTCCATCAATCGTCTAGTTGCTTCAATGCATTCGTCAATGAACAAGAAGGAACGAGTTTGTAAGCCATCTCCCCACACCTCGATAGCTCCACCGACCTCTGGGAGGTAAGCGACTTTACGGCTGATTGCAGCTGGTGCTTTCTCTCTTCCACCGTCCCAGGTTCCTTCGGGACCAAAAATGTTGTGATAGCGAGCAACCCGAACAGGAATGCCATGATTACGGTTGTAAGCAAAGTAAAGTCTTTCGCTAAAGAGTTTTTCCCAGCCGTACTCTGAATCAGGAGCAGCAGGGTACGCAGATTCTTCACGGCAATCAGGGTTATCGGGGTCAAGTTGATTATGCTCAGGGTACATACAAGCAGAACCAGAATAGAAAATCTTAGTCTTGTTTGTATCCTTATCCAGATTAAGAAGATGTTGTTCTTCAAGCACATTCAGATTGATAGACACTGAGTTATGCATGATGTCTGCATCATTCTCACCAGTGAATACAAATCCTGCACCACCCATATCAGCAGCAAACTGATAGATCTCATCAAAGGGTGACAGAAACTTATCTACAATCTGTGCATAGAACCCACCATTGATACCAGTGGTACGAATACAACGACGAACAAAACTCCTATCACGCAAGTCACCTTGAATAAACTCGTTTGCTTTAGTGTCTGAATATTCTGGTCTCTTTAGATCAACACCACGCACCCAATAGCCTTCTGAACGAAGACGTTTTACCATATGACTCCCGATAAATCCACCAGCACCTAGGACCAATGCTGTTTTTTTATATTCGGACATGTTTTAATTTAAATTCCTTTGTATGTATCATACTAAAAAAGACCCTCATTGTCAAGGGTCTTTTGGGATCAGGCTCGCCAGTTGGCATGTTTTATGACCCTTACCAACGGGGTCAATCTTTCCAGAGAAACTTGAATGGACATTTAGATTCCTTTTCTTCTTGCCCAAACATAAATTGCGAAGATAAGTTTGGACTCAAAATTTTCAATCCAACATTTCTTCTAATTTTCAGTTTCATATCTTTAGGTGGTGCCTTTTTAACAAGTTTGAATTTTTCATCTTGATTTTTTGAATGAAAACAAACTTGAAATATAGGATCACCTCTCTTAATATTTACTGAATTTTTTACATCAAAAACATTATATGCAAACGAGAGATGTCTTGGCCAAGAAGACATATTAAACCAACCACCAACTAATACAATATTATTTCTAGCAGATGCTTCTGGATGAGATCTTTGTTCAATCCAAATGTCTTTGTCTTTTGTCCAAAAAAGATAACGAGGAAGATTCAACTGCATAGTAATTCTATTTGGATTCTCAAGAAACCAATTAGAATTAGTGAAAGTTGGTTCTGTTAAGTTATGATAAGAATCTTCATTAAGATATGGACTATTAATGAAAACTTCACCAGTTGTATCTACTTTTGTAAAATCAAACGTAAATTTAATATCAATTGGTGATTTGATTGTAAAGATTCTTTTTGCTTTATGAGCCCAAGCGGGACATTCAAAGAAAGAAAATTGCTTTTCTGTTTCAGATATTAATGTCTCTGGGTGAAAAGAAAATCTATCATCCGCAAGGATTGACTCCTCTGGACTCATAATTTCTCTATCATTTGTAAATCCCCCTTCCGAAGGATAATAATAAATTGTTTTCATTTTATATTTAAGTAACTCATTCCATCAATATACTCACCCTTGACAAAGTAATTGAAAGATAAACTATATCTCAACTCTTTTGACTGAGATTTATCAACAAAGTGTTTTAGAAATGATGGAAATAATAACAACTTTTGAGTAGTAGGAGTAAAAGATACTGAGGGAATATTAATTTTATTTGTACAATGAAGATTATACTCTAGACCAGGATATGACCAAGTACTTTGTTCATTAATAAAATGTATATCTCCAGAATCTTCAGGGGTTTTTAAGTAAAGAACACCACTGTAATGAGAATTTGAATGTAGGTGTGTACTTATGTAGTCCCCAAAGCTTTGCTTATTTGCCCAAGAAGTTGTGCGTTCGATATAGTGTGCTGCTGGAGAGATGCCTATATCATTGAACACGAAGCTTGACATTTCAATATCAATAAGTGTTGCCAAACTAAACAGTGGATCAAGTGATAAGATATCTTCTTTGTAATCTACCGTAGTAGTATATCCATGCGGATTTCCCCAAGTATCAAAATCCTGAGACCAGTTCAGATCTTCAATAAAATTTAAATAGGTTTTAAACTGCTCAGGATTAATGTTTAAATCTACTTCATAGATTGGTGTAGGGAAAAAATGATGAAGCATTAGTATTGTGCTTTGACATTATCTGTCACATATGCAGGAACACCAGCTGGATCTAACCATTTAGGATATTCTGGATCTTCAATAGCAAGAAGCATTTGATCACCATTGTCAAACAAGTAAATGTCAGAGTACTTTTTAGTATACTCATGTGCTTTTTGCATACGAAAATCTGGTTTACCATTCAGTTGAATGTAACCTCTTTGAACGAACCGATAGGGAAATCGTTCGTGAATTACAATAGTCTTAGTAGACTCAACTGACTTAGGATCTAGATCGTTCATGATTTGGATGCAATGTTGTAAGAAATAGTAACCCGATTGTTCTTTGATGGATTCACATAATGAAGAAGATGGGATGGAAAAATGAATACGGTTCCCTCTTCAATCTTATGTTTGTTTGATGGATTAAACGCGATAGGATAGAATGGTTCCATCCCAGTATGAGGTGCAGGAGAATAAAAAACAGTTGAATTTTTTTCTTCTTGAAGTTCTAACAAATAGATTGCTGAATAAGATGTATAGTATTCAATTCCATCTTTATAAAATTTACTTGAAAGGTGACTGTGAACCTCTTGATGTTCATCAAGGCCATCATACACACTATACCATCCCTCGTCAATAATAGATTCTTCTGGAATAGGAACAGAATGATCTAATTGTTCAAACATGTTGTCTAATGGTTTCCAGATAACTTCACTTATAATCTCATCATCGACAAGAAAGTTATTGAATTCCGAACCCATATTGAAACTAGTATTTACATTACATTCCCAACCGCTTGGAGGGTTTATAGTTTCTCTTTTTTTGTTTAGGATAGCCGGTAATAATTTTTCTTTTATTTTTTTATGATTACCAACTTGTTCCCAATAAACAAAATCAATTGGAAATTTATAAAACATTAACCAACTTCTACAGATTGAAGATCGGAATAGATTTGATCCATCATAATTTCATAATCATCTAGAGGATCTCCAGAAAAAACTACGCCATTAGACTCATAGAACTTGCGAACTTTTTTGAAAAGTTTTGGGTTCTTTACATCAAGAAGAAAATCTCCGTTTGCCGCTCCCTTGAGAGTTTGAACGTCTTTCTTGAACTTCGCAGTGATTGTCATTGCTTTGATTGATTACCTGATCATTATAAGGGATTGAGGAGCGGATGTCAATCCTTTTCGTACTCGTCAGTCATTTTTTTGTGGAGATCTGCAAAATCATTTGTCAGGTCCACAAAGCGATCAGCCCAGGTGTCTCCACCTTCTGTACCCTTGAGGGGATTAATACAACTGCTATTACCATGATTGTTGCAAACTAAACCTGCAAGGTCTAAATCAGATCCCATTGCACCTGTATGCCAGTAGTGTTGACCATTCATCCAGACAGCCCCACAATGGGTGCATTCCTTACGTTCCAATTTTAAATCGGACAAGTTGAGGTCGGACATGTTTTTAGATTTTTATTGTAGGAGGTGGACCCAAACAAGATAAAACTTCTTGTTGTTTTAAATAAAGCATTGCATATTGCAATAATATATCTTTTACTTCTTCGATGTCATTACACTCGGTAACTTGTCTAGAAAGCATTTCATATACAAACTGTTTTTCCGATGATTGTAGTTCCATGAGTTTACATATTAGTTTTATTTAACAGATTTGACTTTAACAGAATCCATTCTAAGAAATTTTTCATTCATGTCATAATATAATTTTTTGTTTTCTGTTGAAACATAATAACCAGTGATTTCATTACTATTACAAGTATAACCATAAGCTTTTACTTTTTCACAGACACCATCAATGTTAAAACACTTATTGGTGTGAAGGTAATCGTGATAGCGTTGGTCTAAGTTAATCATCGGATTTCAAAGTTTAGTTTACGAACCTTACGCTTGCGTCGGTTCTCTTGGAATTGTAAGTCATCTGAGCGCAAATGACTCTGTTCTTTAATTTTATTTTCACTATTGATAAGAACGACTTGATCTAAATCAAGTGCGCTGATCGTGTCATCTATAATTTTCATCATATTTGGACACCCACAACATTGAATTTTACTTGTACTGGTCAATTCAGTATTGCACATTTTGCATCTTATTGATAACATGTTGCCCCTTCATATAAATTTTTTAGGATGTCTACTATCATATGTATAAGAATACTCATGATCAGATACAATATTATCAACTTCTTCTGACAAGCAATAACAGAAAGCCAGAGTGGTTCTTAATTCATCAGTAAAATTATTTGGAGATGATCCATAGTGTTGCCAATGAGATGGTATCAAAACTCCGCCGTTTGGGACATATGGAATATAATGATACTCTTCTGTTTCTGGATCTAAACAAATAAATTCACCACCCCATTGAATGCTCCAATTATCATTAGTAAACAATATAAAAGTCCAAACATATTCTTGTGCAAAGTCATGATGAAAATCTCCTTTTTGCAAGGCAGTCTGACCATTAACATGTATCTTAACTAAGTGAAGTTTCTCTCTTATATGTTTTAAAATTTTTAGTTTAATATAAGCAGCAGCATTGAAGAAAGGAATATTATCATGAATGGTTCCCATTCCCCAAGCTCTACTCAATCCCCTTGAAGATGCATTATTGAGTCCCCATACAGGTGCATCGAGTTCATCAAAACATGCATCAAATAACTCATCACTTAAAACATCATAAAATTTTATAGGAAAAGTCATGTGATTAATACTTAAAGCGGGATATCGGAATCGAACCGATGACGAAAGGTTGGAAACCTTTAGTTTTGCCTCTAAACTAATCCCGCATACTCCCCCACCTGGACTCGAACCAGGGACAGGGTGATTAACAGTCACCTGCTCTACCAACTGAGCTACAGGGGAATATTGAAAGGGGGCGCTTCTGCGTAGGAGAAGATCTTTTTATGTACTCCCCCAACGGGCAAGGAGGGACTCGAACCCCCGACCGAGGCATTAGAAGTGCCTTGCTCTATTCCACTGAGCTACTTGCCCTTGTTTGTTAACTCTTTGTTGAGTTTGAAATAGAGTTTGTAGTAGCTCTTTTTCATTTCGTTGATGGTATCCATGTCTTCTTGGAACCCCATGTACTTGAGAAGTTGGAATGACCCCTCAAGTTCACTGATCAATCTTAACACATTAGCAGGATGTCTGTCAAGACCGCCAAAGTCATATTTACTTAGGCCCATACCAATTTATCTCTATAATCCCAGGCATAAACCTCGCGATTACCTTTGATACCCCATCCTAACCAGCGATAAGCAGGTCGCATATAATAAGATATGCTTTGGCCATTACCTTCAAATACAGGAAGATTGCGTTGGAAGATTGGTTCATTAATCATCCAGCGAACTTGACCTTCAAGGGATGATGGATCGCATTGATATTTAGCACAGAAGTTACCAAGACCCTTGTAACGACCGATGCTGGTCCACTGAATCAAACCAAATCCACCAGACTTACATTCAGTATAGGAGACACGAGCACCACCTTCACAGATGTTGGAGATAAAATTACTCTCCTGCTTGATGTTACCCATGATCGTAGCAAGAGCATTACGATCTTTGATAAGTGTTTGTTCTTGTAACTGTGCAAGAACAAATTGTTCTGCGGGAGTGCAGTCTTCACACTGCCACGTAGGTTCATGAATTACGACAGGAACCTCTACAGCAGGAGGATCAACAATTTCTGTAATGGATGGATATGCACAAGCAGAACTAGTAAGTGTCAGTGCTGTCAAGGCTAGAATTCGTTTAATCATAATTAAAATAATCTTTGCGGTAGTACCTTCCGAGAATGTTGCTATTATAGAAGGCAGGGGTGCCGTTGTCAAGGGCCTCAGTCAGGACATTATTGATGAAGAGTTGACGAGTCTCCTCATAGTTGACTTTTCCAGGGGTGAGATGTAGTGAGAGGATCTCTCTAGCAAAAGACTCCCGTCCATACTGTTTAATATCCTCTTTAAGCTCTGGACAACTACCATAGTACTTTTTCCAGTCACTTTCACTAGTAACTCTTCGCCGCTTGCCAGTATTAGTACTACTTCTAGGCTTTCGTTTTTGTATGAAGTATTTTCTTCCGATGTAGGAACGATTGGTGGTGCTACAGGTGATCTTGTAAACAAAACCATGGTTGTCCCCAATAAGACTCCCGTCAAAGACGCTACCACAATAGATCCAGGGATTTTCATATTCTTTACTTTCTGCCACATAATCATAACTAAACTAAAAATATTTAGTTAGTCTGGATAACCATCGTCATCATCAAATATTTCATCATAATCACCAACCATTCCTTCGACTGGTGCCGTATATGATTCTGTATCTGAATAAACTTCAGACTCAAGTTCTTCAATGATCTCTTTGAGAGCCATTACTAATACTTTAAGTTTAGCTTTGTTCATCCCTCTTTACCTCTAACAAGGCAATTGTACATAAAAAAAGGGGACCTGTCAAGGCCCCCTTCAGAATGTTAAGAAATGTCTTAGACCCCTCCTTCACGACGCTGTGCTGCTGATCTCGCTGCACCAAGTGCGTTGAATCTAGTAGACGTTCGGTCAATATTCTTGGCATGAGAACCAGGACGCAACTTGTCCATCTTATCTTCAACCTTTTTAAAAGGGAAAGCTTGAGGACCTTCAGTAATACTCTGAATAAGAAGATCAATGTTCTCTTCGTCTAACTCGGAGATGATGTATTGTGCTTCCTCAATGGTTTCAGCCTCACCGTTCTGGATTAGAAATTCAACCATCGCAGAACCCATCTGAGCCTGCTCAATGATGCTGTTGATGAATTCATCACTCATTCCCTCAACCATGACTAGAGCGCCTTGTAGGGAGTCTGCGATGCCCTCAGAGACGAGGTGCTGAAGAACTAGGTCTAGTTCATTGGACTCCTTCTTGACCTTCTTAACTCCATCCAATGCAGCACTCAAACGACTTGACTTGATTGCAGATCTTCCAGAAGGTGCTTTTGATGCAGGAGAAGACATCAAAGGATTAGCAGTTTTGGGCTTGTTAGATCCAAACTTTGCCTTGGATGCAGCCATACCAAACTTCTTAGCAGCAGCAGGATCAGACTTTCTTAAACGGTCATACTCGGCGTTGCTTGCAGTATCTTTCGCAGAAAGTGCAGGTTTTGCAGGTTTTGCAGCGGGTGCAGCTGCAGCGGGTGCAGGTTTTGCAG